TCCATAGCCATAGTTATTGTCGCGGACAGGTTGTCCAGTCCCAGCCATTCCAAAGGCGTGACCTTCCACGACTTCTCCATAGCCATAGTTATTGTCGCGGACAGGTTGTCCAGTCCCAGCCATTCCAAAGGCGTGACCTTCCACGACTTCACCATAGCCATAGATACCGTCGCAGACAGGTTCGCAAGCCCAAGCCACTCCAAAGGCGTGACCTTCCACGACTTTTCCATAGACACAGGAATAGTTTTGTTCGTCAGTTCATTCAATGCGCTCCAATCGCCTTTTTCCACATCAACCTTGATCTTTCCATCGGGAATGTCAATGTGGTCAGGGATGTCTATGCCAGGGTTATTATCATCCTTCGGCCCAAACAGCCATTTGAACCAATCAGGAATGTTGAAATTGACCAATCCGCCCAGAAAATCCTTAATTTTGTCGATCAACCAGGAAATGAGTTTAAACCCACCCACAAGCGCGGTTCCTGTGAGCAGCCATTTTAACCAATCTGGCATCCCCTCTGTAATGTCTGATATTTTCTTCCAAATGCCTTCAAGCGGTTTTTCAACAAAAGTGATTCCTTCAATGCCGCTACCACCGCCGCTGCCACCGCCACTGCCGCCGCCGCTGCCACCGGTAGAACCACCACCGGAGCCGCCGTCCTTAACCGCTTGCAGTTCATTGATTTCATCAAAGCCGAGAATCGTCCGCATAGCCTTGCTTGCATCCTCGGCATTACTCGCTACATTTGATAGTCCATTTGCCACATTGCCTATACTGTTTGCTACAGCATTTGCCCCTCTGACGGCCATTGTATAAGTGTCCTGTCCATTGATGGCTGCAATAGCTATATTGAAAGCGTTTATCATTGTAATCAGCACATTGATAACGCCATTGATTGCCGGTGTCAGTGAATCAATCAGCGGCACAGCTAAAGCACCCAAAGAACCCTTTAACAGATTCACGGATGATTTTATACTGTCGATATTTGCGGCAAAACCACCTCCAACTGATTTACTCCATTGATAAACCGCTCCAAATCCCTCTTTGAAAGCGGATGTAATCTCTTTTATGATCGTCCTGATAAAACGATAATAGGCAACACGCTTCAACGCTTGCCAAAAAGATGAAATTCCAGCCGTACCACGCTTTGCCGCGTTTCCGGCTTCCTCGGCAGCACGACCATAGTTGCGGGTATGCTTCTCCGCATTGCCCGCCTGTTGTCCCGCTTCCTGCGTCGCTGTTCCCGCGTCCTTTGCGCCAGCGGACAAATCCCGCAAGCCGCCGCCAGCCCTGGAAGCAGCACCACGCAAGCCGCCAGCCGAAGAAGCAAGGCGGTCAAGCGCACTTGCAGCACTTTCGGCACTCGCCGTGACCTGAATCGAAAGATTGTCAATCGTCGCCATTGCCGTTCACCTCCTGCTTCTTCGCGGCTTCTCTACGTCGTTTCAGTTCCCGTTCACTGTCCGCGTTCATCTTCGCTAAGTAGCGTTCATAGTTTTCCTTCTCCCGCCGTTCTTCCTGTTCCCGCGCCTCTGCCTCTGTAATCGGCCACGGTTCGTCCGGGTAATGACCGGGCTTCGGGTCTTTCACGAACGGCTTGATAACCGGCGCGGCGCACATGATAGCGCTGAACACATACGCCCCTTGCCGCCAACGCGCCCATTCCTCCTGCTTGCGTTTGATCTCAAACGCTTCACGGTAGGCTTTCGCCAACCATGCGGGGCCTTGCCAGTATTCCTCGTAGGACATTCCCATTGCCATGTACAATGGGAACATCCTCATGAAGAACTCAGTAATCGTTATCGGTTCGGACGGTTCCTCTACAGGGTCGCCGTCCAGCTGATCCCGTTTCCCTCGTCACCCTTGTCCTCGATCAGCGAATTGTAGGTTTCGGAAACCATGCGCCGCAGGGTGTCCAACAGCTTTTCTTTGTCGTTCATCGCATCGAGGATTTCCTCGATGACCCTGCTGCTTGTCTTGCGGTGGTTCTTGTAGAACGCCCCCGCCCACAGCATGTCCAGTTCAATCAGGGGAGTGCTGCCGCTTTCGCCGGGTTTGAAACCAGCGGCTTCCATGCGCTTGACGGATTCGCGGGTGTATTCCAGACAGTAGTGGTTGCCCTTGTAGTCAAACGTGATGCAATTCGCTTCTTTGATGTCAGACATGATCTTATTCTCCTTAAACCGTTATTTTTAGAAAAGGGGCGGGAGGGAACGCCCCCGCCCATATAGAACTATTGTCAGGCCGACGTAGCAACTTCCTTCACGAACAGCTTGCTCATCGTCAGCACCACCGTCATGTTGCGGACGGTGTTCGCGTCGCCGCCGTTGGTGTACACGTCCAAGTAGCCCTTGCCGACGAACTTGCCGTTGTGACCATCGGGAGAGCCGGAAGCGTCCGCGCCGAACCACTCGGCCACATCCAACTCCTGCCCCTTCAGGGCCTTGATGGTGTCGTACAGGGCGGAATCGTAGTTCAGGGTGTAGTTCTTCTGCTCGTTGGCCTCAAGGCCGGGGATATAGGTGTGGGCGGGGTCACTCTGGGTCGTGGTTTCAAGCTGCTCCGGGGCCGCGCCGAGGTCAGGGTCGGTTTTGAAATCGAACAGCTTCGCCCAGGTCAGGGTGCCGGTGCCAGTGCCCTTCATAAAGTAGGACTGATAGGTGGAAATCGCCATGTATCATTACCTCCTGTATATAGTTTGGTCTTTCCCCACAACAGCCTGATACCGGGCTGTCATGCGGTAGATCGTCGCGTCGTTCATGTTCTGTACGGGGTTCAGGAACGTCCGGGAAAAGCCAATCTGTGCAAACTGGTCATCCACCAACGCAATGATCTCCTTTGCCTGAACCTTCTTCCCCGTGTTTTTGTTACTGAAAACGTCAACCTGGTACATCACATCAACAAAGTTCTCGATGTTCGCGCTGTCCCGTCCACGCAAATGAACGGTATTGTCCTGCTCCACAATGAACACAGCGGGGAACCTGGGCGGCTGGCTGACGTATTCGGGGGCGACATAGATGTTGCTTGCGCCGTACTCAGTGCGCAGCGCGGTTGCCACAGTCGTAAAGACCTGGGACTCAATGTCAATCACGAACTGAACACCTCCCGCGCTATCTGCTCAATGTCGTTCACGACGCTCTGTAAGGCTCTGTATAGGGGCATGGAGGCGGGTGTGCCATGCGTCAAATGAAGTCTCCCATCATCCCCCGTATAGCCCCAAACCTCTTTTTTGCCATGTCCAAAACCATAACTCCCGATGGTGAATCCCAACGTAGGCCCCAACGGGTTAGGTGAACTTCCTACAGCCCCGTTGTAATACACGCCAGCGCCGAACTCCATGAACACTGCGTCCTCGCCGTTCGCAATCACCAGGGTCATGTTGCCGTTATCCTCGACAACCACATCTACGCTGCCTGTGATTGCACCTTCCCAAAGATCATCCTCTGCTACGGCGGTATTGAACACCGCACTTGCGTCCTTCGCTATGAAGTAGGCAACGCGCTCCCGCAGTTCATCTGTCTTGCGCTGTACCCAATCGGCATAGTCCCGAATCTCTTTCACCGCAGCGTCGATGCTTGCGGGGTTGAAGATGTCAAGGGTAATCGTCTTGCTCATGAAACAGTCACCTTGCTTATGCCTATCACAGTGCTGCCGAAGTTCGGCAACCCGCGCCCGACCTTCCGCACGATGTAGTCCCACGGGGTTACGATCTCGCCGTCTGCGTTGACTTTCAGTGCGCCGCTTTCGTCGAGTTCAGGTTCCACGTCGATCCACAGCACCGCGTATTCGTCAATCGGGGTGTCCCTGTCGCCCGTGACAATCACCTTGTCGTACTGGTCATCGTCGCCAAACTGCCTTGCAATGACGCTGCCCTTCGCGGGTGAGATGTTCGCGCTGGTCTGAACAGGCTTCTCATACGTCGCGTGGGTTCCCACCTGTAGCGGATTGCCGTATTCGTCCTCGCGGTAATCCTCCACGGTTCCCGCGTACAGCGCATACCAGAACGGCTGCTTGTTCCTGAAACACGTCCTGCTCATCGCGCATCACACCTTTGCGTAGGCAATGACATTCTGCCTGATGTACCGGGTCATGTCCGTAAAGTCGAAGTGCCGATGGATGCCGTTTTCGATGGACACGCTCTGCCCTTCAAGGCCGCGCTGCGTGAAGCCGTTCACCACGGCGTACACCTGTGTCATCTCATAGGCGGGGGGTACATCTTCGGGCATATCGTCCTGGCTGTACGAAAACCGCCATTGAAGAATCTCGGTCTTGGCAAGGGTCAGGTAGGACGATATGGTATCATCGTCCGGCGCGTCCGGCCCCATGATGGTTTTCACCATCGCCAGCTTTTCTTCACCGCTCATCCTTCGGCACTCCTTTCCTCACTTTTTCACGGTTTTCCCGCCCCGTTTGACAGGGGCGGGTTCCTTCGCTTCTTCCTTCGGCTCCGGGATGATACCCACCGTGATAGAGCCGTCAGGGTTATGCACAACAGCCATTAGGTAGAGCTGACAGAGTGGACATAAATGCCCTTCTTCTTGTTGTTCAGCACCCAGCAGTCGTGATAGATGCGGTAGTCGAACTTCCAGGCATCGGCCTCCTGATTCACCTGGGGGCTGAACACGCGAGGCACGACGTGCTTCACGACCTGGAGCGTGGCGCTCGGATGAATGATCATGAAGTTGATCGCCTGACCAGAGGTGGTGTAGCCGCCCACAGCAGAGGAAGTGGTGGGAGCGTTCAGCGTCACGGCGGTATTGAACCGACCGGCGGGCACGCGGATGATACGCATATCGTCGTACATCTCCACCCTGCCGTTGATGTTCGGATCGCCATTCTCGGTGAAGCGGGTAATGCCGTCCTTCAGGTTCTTGTACGTGCCGGGAGACACGAACAGAATACGGCCCTCATAGGGAACCTCGGCATCGTCCAGAGCCGCCTCGGCGGTCTGAATCGCAGCCACAGTCGCAGCGCCAGTCGCCAGAGTGCCAGTGATCTTCTGGGAAGCATCAGCGGCGCCAGCGTACTTGGCGAAACGGTAGGCGTCCAGCTCGGGAACGACCTCGGTGCGCTCGGTCTCGCCCACCAGGGAGCCAAAGGCCATGCCTACGGACTCGTCGTTGTCCATCACGTCAACCATGTAGCTGCGCCC